ACCAAGCAACTTATTGTATACGATCTTAGCATCGCGGGTCATGGTTTTGTCGGCGTCGATGTTTACGTCGCCGCTCATGTTGATCTTCGACATCTTGTCCCTTGCCCCCATCCGCGTGCGTGCCGCAAGCATCTGCTTGGCGGCTGCGGCGATGGTCTGCGCCGCAAACATCGACTAGTTGACCGTCATTCGTTTGGAATACCGCGACCGTTTTTCGCGGTGCGAAACCCAAGTTCCCAATCGGAAAAGCCCATACTTCCTTTAGTATAAGGATTGTCCGATTCTTTTTTCCCGGCTTTAAACGCTTTCCAGCCTTCGCGTTCGCGGGTCATGGTTTTGTCGGCGTCCATCGCATGGCCAGCTTCCTTGAGCTTGCTCTTCAGGAAAGCAATTTCATCATCCCGCTCGGCACGCGCGCGAGCATATTCGGCTTTGAACTTCTTTGCCTGAAGCTGGAAAATCCGAGCCTTGATGCTTTCGGGATCATCCAAGGAACCATCGCTGCCGAATGAAATGCGCGGCGACTGCTTGAACCCGGAACGGCGCAGCAATTCATCAGCGAGGTCTCTGTGCTGTGTCATTTAGGCAGTCTCTTCTTCGTTTTGCTCTTCCGGGAGCGGTTGAATGTCTTCGTCAGTTTCGTCTTCGTCTCCGTCGGTGATTGTTTCACTTTCGGTAATGTTTTCTTGGAGAGGCTCATCGGCTTCTGGGAGAATGTCGGGATCGATAGGACCATAGGGGGATTCGGGCTCCTTCGAAATTCGAGCACGAACTTCTTCAGGCGCAAGAACAGACTTGTCAATGTAGAGCGCATCGGTGTTCGCTTCCGTGTTCCGCATTTCCGCGATCGACTTTTCGTCCATCTCCCAAAGCGGTTCATAAACGAACGACAGCTCAGGATCGACTTCGCCCCAAAGATTTATCTGCGCAAGACGGAATATCGTGTGCAGGTGCGGGCTGAAAAACTTCTCTTGATACGCATGAATGGTATCATAGAACGAACGGATTTCTCCGTCGCTCGATGCATTCAAACCGGAAGGCGTGATGCCAAGTAGCTTGATCAGAGGAATGCGGCTGATCGAAGCCATGTGTTCTTGCGCTTGCGCCTGAAGATGATCCAAGCCACTCAGCGGCGCAGACACATTCTGGAAATCCTCGGTGTCTTTGTTGAGCACCATGGTCGCGCGATTGTTGCGCAGGTTGTTGAACAGATCGACGCGATCGAGCAAACCAGAACCGGGGGCTTGCGATCCTGCCATGACAACCTGCATGTCAGTCTTCAGCACCATGGTGCTGAACGCCTGAATCAAGGCGTTGACGGATTGGCGGGTCTGCAGCCAGTTCCGCACATAGGGTAGTGCGATTTGAGTGCGACTGAGCCCGCCAAAGGAGAATGCCGGTTTGAGAAGATCAGGGACAGGCATTGAAATGAAAGTCAGGAAGCGCGAGCGATGCACTTCCTTCCCCATCACGAACCACGTTTCCGGATCGTACCATCCAGCTTTCAGCGGATCGTTCGCGTTGTAATTCGTGGGATAAGACCAGACCGGCTCGATGTAACGCAGCGTGCGCAGCGAGCCTTGCTTGAGCTTTTTCTTCGTTAAGTCTGTCGTTCCGTCACCGAGGTTGGTTTTCAGCTCGTCGCGATCGTCAACATCACCAGTGTCGATGAAGATGTGCGAGCGACCAAACCAGCCGTCAAGCTCCGAAACAGTTTGAAACATCTCGCGCACGCGGAGGCGTTTGAATTCATCCTCAAGCTCCTTGACGCGATCTCCCTTGCTCGCATCCTCAGTGGAGGACTGGATCTTGATCCACTTGCGCGTGGCTTCCGTCGAGATCACTTCGCTGATGAGGCGAAACTCAGGGATCTGCGCCAGCAGCGACAGATAATTATATCCCATGAAGGCCATGCCTTCATTGAAGATCGCATTGCCTGCCCACAGCTGCGGAGCAATCGCCCCTGAGTCACCGCTGAAGAAAGATGGCGTCTCGTCCATCGCGATTGCTTTGCGACCTTCAGGCAGCACGCCCTTGCGCGGCTCGGCAGGCGTGAAGATATCTTTCCATGAATCAGCCGCAGCATTCGGATTGGTGCGAGCACCAGCGAGCAATTCGGTTGACAGTTTAAGCGGAGAACGAGGATCGGCATCGTTCTTTATGATGATCTTTTTCAACGGCGCACTTCATTGGCCGCACGCTGCAGAATATCTGCAGAGAAAACCATCGGCATTTTGAGTGGGAAGTAGCACATCATAATTGCGTCCGCAAGATTTGGTGACTTGGCACCTTCAGGTTTCTTGTCAACAAGGATGCGGAGATCTCCGCTTTTCTTAATCACCGGCTGAGAGAGCTCGCGCATCAATTGCCGAAGTTTTACGATATCCGACGATATGCTGATCATTTCGCTCGCAGGAAATTCAATTCCTTCGTTGCGCGCACGGTACGTGTTTTCGAAACGACGTGCCAGCGACCACCAGCCTTGAGCCTTCAAGTTCGCATAAAAGTCTTCGTTCCTTGGCGAATTGGCATCGTTCGGAACAACACGCAGCTTTGGATTAAGCGGCGCGAGGCCAGCATCCCAAGGCTGAAAAGTAATTCCCTGCGGCATCAAGAACGAGCCATCAGACTTGCGATCGCGCGAGAGGCGATTTGCTTCCGACTTCACACCAGCGCCAATGCCGCAGCAGTCATAGTTTACGATCACTGGCGTAAAGGATGCGAGCTGACCGATCACAAATCGGGTTGCTTCGCCGGTGTCGCCTTCGTTCCAATCATCCGCCTTCAGAAGCACCGAGCCTTTGCGCAGCGCGAGGGCATGCGAATCACCGCCCTCGTCGTAAGGATCGAACGCGGCCATGTAACCACCGGCCATGTCGAACTTAAGATCAATATGCGCATCGATCGCAGCCTTGACCCATTCAGGGCGGATGATGATGCCCTGCAGCGAGGCAGTCGGATCGCGATCAACTTCCTGACGGAAGATATGCAACAGACCTGTGTCGCGTGCCGCTTTCTCGCGCGTGGTGTACCATTCTTGAGTTTTCGCAGGATGGTCGTACCAATTCAGCGTAAAGATGCGCGTGGTGCCACGAGCGATTTTCGAATTCGGTGTCCACTCGACACCAGCTTCTTTCTTTCGATCGTAAACCGTGCCCACGCCATTCGATGTGGAAATATCGATTTGTACGCGAGTGTTGTCGCCCAACGCAGCAGCGACCATTTCCGCATGCTCAAGATGCGCAGCTTCGTCAACGAAATAAATTAGCTTACGACCACCGCGACCGATGTTGTCGCCACCTTCGCCCGTGATCGTTGATTCATTCGCTGGATTGATCAACCGCATGAATGCGGAATGTTTCTCGAACGAAAATCCAGGAGGCCAGAAAAAACTTGGCATCTCCGAAATCATCTGACGGATTTTTGGGAAGATCGCATCAAGGTCGCCAATGCGATCGACCAGAGCTTCCTTGCGCGAACCAAAACCGATCGACGCGCCGTCACGGAACAACCAAAGCCAAACACTAAATGCACACGCCACCCACGTCGCACCAGTGTCTCGCGCTTTGTCGATCAGACCCGGCTGCTCATCCTCGAGGCACGCCATGAGAAAGTTTACCATTTCGGCTTGACGCTCGAAAAGAATAAACGGCAGTCGCGTGGGCATTTGATTTGCGAACGCCAAGCGCGGATCGTAGGTCGAACACCAGTGGCAAATAAATTCGACTGGGTGCGTTTTATAAAATGCTTTCGCTGCATCGATCAGCGAAGGATCCGCTTCCATTGCGCGGAGCTCTTGATCGCGATAGGCGAACACTTGCGAATAATTCGGAGGCCATTCGTCATGCTTCAATGGACGCGGCGGCGGAATCAAATCTTGCGGCGATGTCAAATCCATTCGAGCCGCATAGAAATTACTGCTTCTCGCCGAGCACGCCGATTTGCAAATGCTTCAACCGCTGCGCATAAACATCGGCAGCTTCTTTCGGTGCCATGGTGGCAGTGATCTTGGGCAAATCCTTGCCTTCGTCGTCAACCAACTGGATTGCTTGCGGCGCTTTGCCGAAGGCGCGGTCGAGAATTCTCTCGGCAGCGACAAGGCGGATATGTTCATCTTCCGAATCCAAAAGCTCAGCGAGCGTGGCCAATGCTTTTTCAGCATGGCCTTGAGCTTTGCCTGTGATCATGCGGTAGGTGATGTTCTTAATCACTGACTTGCGGCCAGAATTATCCCTGCGTCCGCCACGGTTTTCGACCTTGGCAAGCGGTGATAGAATTTCTTGAATTGGCTCGCTCATTTGATTTTTGATTCGTTCTCAGCAGCAAAATTATTTTTTAATGAACAAAACTTTAATGCTCCGCAAACTGAGGAAAATCCTCAGTTTTCGCCACGACGCAGAAACCCCAGCCAAAACAGCCGAGTGTCAGGACTTTTTCTGCACCTGATGGCCCTTAAGCCAAACCGATACGGTTTGCCCAAGCATGACGAGCGAAAGGCAAACGAGGCCTTTCTTGACACGTTCGAAATTTCCGAGATGCCCAGCGAAAGGACCAGACACCACAAAAAGCTGCTCGCCTTTCTTGAAGCGAGGCATCTTTTCATACTCCTCATCGCTCTGGACATCGAAATGCCCTGAGTTGATTCGGCTTTGAAATTCCGAGAAAACTTTTTTCGGGATCGCAAGAGGATTTTCGGAATGCAGC